CACATTTATAAGAAGCGGCAAGAAACCAAAATGGTTATGGCAGATGCACAATATATGCATGCTTCTAAAATGGCTAAGGGGGAAACAGAGTATCAGGGGAAATTATTGGAGGCAAGACAATCGGATTGGAAAGATGAATTTGTTTTAATAATTCTTTCGGCTCCAATTTTAATCTTGGCTTGGGCAGTGGTATCGGATGATCCAACTGCAATGGATAAGATAAAATTGTTCTTTGAATATTTTTCTGAATTACCTAGTTGGTTTACCAATTTATGGATCCTAGTAGTTGCCAGTATATATGGTATTAAGGGTACACAAATCTTCAGAGAAGGTAAAAAATAAAATTTAAATTATAGGGTGGTATAAAAGCCACCCTTTAATTAACTAAAATATTTTTTAAGCATTTCTAATTGATCATCATATTTAGATATTACTTCTAATTCTTTTTCTATAGTTTCAATAACATCAGGATGCTCTGCAATTCCTGCTGCTTTATTTAATAATATAATTACATTAGCTTTATGTTTTGCTATATGTCCTTCAGCATGTTTTTTTAATGCTATAATTAATTGTTCCATCATTTTATACCTTATACATTGTGTATTTAGTTGTTATTTCCTCACCCTTTTTAATTAGTCTATTCGTAACTAGATATGTTCTTTCTTCATATATACAATCTTCCTTTTCTTTAATACAATTTGGTTTATTACTATGGTTAACAAAACCACCTAATGGTGTTCTTATAACTTCTTTATATTCAGTTATAAAATGCATCATACCTAAATTAGTATTTTTCTTAATATCTTTAGTGGCAAATAATCCTAAGCCTTCAATCATAGACTTATTTATAGTAACAGTTTCTGGTAATGGTTTATATTTCTTTCTTTTCATATATCCTTTATTTGTGAGCCTTTTAAACAGGTTGCTCAGCTGCTTCGGTTTACTAATGCTAACGTAGGCTGAGAGAGGATAGCCTATTTATCGTTCTTACATCATTGTCTGTTAGCTGTTGCCTAAAAGGACTTACTTGCAGTTCTAACTTCTAACCGAAACTGGTTACTACACTTCTTCAAAAGCTAAATTACTTTCATGGTAATTTAATCTTCCTGTGTTTACATCATAAGTTGCTTGACCACACTGACCAGTATCACCGCTAAATCTAGATTTTAATACTGCAAACTTTACAATATTTCTATCAGATTTTTCAACAGCCATCATGTTTCTAGCGAAACCTATAATGTCAAAACTTATTTGTTTAATTGATCCAGATCCTTTTATAGAATCTAAATTAGGCATAATACCTTCCTCAAAACTTTTACCTTCACCAGAACTTTTTCTTAAGTGAGATATTAATGTTAAGTGAATATTATATCTTTTAACAATTTTTAATAAAGAACTCATTACTTTATCAACCGCTTCATTTCCAGTTGCACCGTCAACACCTTCACTTACAGCAATAGTTATATGATCAAGTATCAAGTAACTACAACCTAAAGCTGCTAAGTATTCAATCCTATCTAACAAAGAAGTATCAGCTACAGATCCTTGATGATCTAAAAGAATTAATCTTTCATCACCAAATACTTTTTCATAACCTTTACGTGCTTCTTCTTCAGTAACATCTTCAGGCATTCTAATATTTTTATTAATAGACATACCAATAAGCTTTGTTGCAGTATCACCAATAGATTCTTCTAATGATATTAATCCTATTTTAGTATCAGATTGTTCTAGTAAATTTAATATTGTTTCTTTAACAACAGTAGATTTTCCAGATCCTGTACCAGATGTAAATAAAGTAATCTCACCTAATCTCATTCCAAAAAGTTTATCATTTAAACCTTTAAGACAATTAGGATAAGGTACAGATTTAACTGTAGATCTTTCTTTAAAAGCATCCCAGATCTTCTCACCAGTAACAAAGTTATCAGGCTTATAAACCTTAGCACCCCAAACGTTAGATAAGTAAGTATCAGATTGCTCTTTACATAAAGCATCATTAGCATCTTTATAAACACTATTTACTATATGACATTTACCAGGCTTTATAACATGGGCAGCATCATTAGCAGAAGCAATTCCTGGTTCATCATTATCAAATGCTAAAAATACTTTATCATATTTATTAACAAAATCTAAATTAGAAGCTATATTACGTCTAGCACTTTGAGCACCATTAACAATACTAACTACATCAAATTTAGCTTTAGCTTTTGTCATCATTTCAATTAAAGATAAACAATCTATTTCACCTTCAGTAATAACTAAGTTTTTATATCTACCACAATTAGATTGATTAAATAACTCAGGTACTTCGGCTTTACCAACAACTCTAAAATCTTTAGTTGCTACTATTCTTTTCTTATAAGCTTTAACTTTTTTATTAATTGTAATTGGATAGTAATGACTAATAATATTTCTATCTTGATCATACTCAACCTTAACTCCAGCATTGTATAATACTTGTTTAGATATATTTCTAAAGGTATCAACAGGTAACTCATTAATCTCATCTAAATTTAAATTAGTTTGTACAACACTAAAATCAACTTCTGTATCTTGTGTATCTTTTGCTTGTGTCTTTTTACAAGAAAAACAAAAAGCAGATCCATCACTATAAACTGCATTAGCATCACTGCTTCCGCAACCTTCACAACTTGTATGTTTTATAAAGTTAGTGTTCTTACCCATATTATTACCTCTCTCTATGTTATATTATTATATCTAATATTAATCCATTTACTAAAACGTATTAAATCTTCTCCACTAGCATCGCTCATCATTTTATTAGCCAACATACATACCCACTCAACATTACCTTTAACATAACCTTTAGTAGGATCTATACGATCTAATGACGGTGAAAATTTATCACTCCCAATCTTACCTTGACTAGGTCTCATTACATAACCTAAAATAGGGCATCTATTATCTTTTGGATAAATAGATCTCAAATACTTAAGGTCTAAATTAAATTTTAATTTATATTTTTTAACTCTATATTTACAATGATTAAATGATCTACTGCAAATACCTTTAACTGATCTATAATATTTTAATTTATCTTGACGTTTACACATTAGCTATAAAACCTTTCCAATAATCTATATTCCAGTCTTTATTATCTTTATAATCTTTAACTAAAAATAACATCTTACCCATAACATCTAATCTATCTAAATAATCTTCCGGATGATGTTGTTTGTACATTCTAATTACAGATTCAAATTGCTTAACTAGAGTTTTACCTTTTAATAATTTAGTAGCTTTAACAATACCCACGCCTTTTAAACCAGGTATATTATCAACAGTATCACCCGTTAATAATTGTGTATTTAAAAACTCACAAGAATCAAATTTAGATATAGCCTTAACAGTTTTATGAATCATGTTATAAAATAACCCACCTATAATTTGCCAATCCTTATCTATAGTAATTAACATATATAGCTGACCATTTTTTAAATATTTAGTTGCCTCAACAGAAGCAGTATCATCTGCTTCATATCCATTAACAGATATATGTTTGTATTTTTTTAAAACATAATCTTTACATTCTTTAAAGTTAACAGGTTTATCTTTTCTCTTACCTTTATAAACAGTGTAAGATTGTTTTATATCTTTTCTAAAATTACCAGGTGCAGATATATGTAATGAAAATTCATCACATCCAGTTTCATCTTTTATTTCTTGATAGAGTTTATCAAAAGTAATTTTAACATCTAAGTTATCTTTAATAGCTTTATGACATGACCTATAAAGAATCACATCACCATCTACTATTCCTATCATTTTATTTTTATTCATAATTGTAATCTTTCTATAATTTTGTTGGGCTAACTTTAATAATCAGCCCATTTATCTAGTGAGTATCTAACCACGAATTACCGTGCTTAGCATCTCCATTCATTTGAATATTTAATTCTAATTTCTTAGTAATATAATCTCCAAATGAATATTCTAGTATCTCTTTAACTCGTTTAACATTCTTAGGTTCAGTTTGTAATTGTACTTCATCATGTATAAGTCCAAGCATATCAACTTCGATATTCTCATCTTTAAACATTTTAAAAGAATTAACTACTGCGGTCTTAACTGTAATGGCTTCAAATGTTTGTAGTAAATAATTAAGTAATTTAAAACTAGACTCAGCATAAATCCTACGACCATCTAAACTTGGAACAAATCCAAGACCATCTTTATTTTTAGTTGTATAGAAAAAACGATTCAATTTCTGAATCAATTCTTTAAGTCCAGGTAGGGCAGAATATAATTTTTCTTTTACTTCTTTACCTTTATCAATATCTTCTACACCAGTAACCATTTTACCTAACTTAGCAAAACCCGCACCAAATACCGTAGCATAAAGTAAACCCTTAGCTAAAGGTCTTGATACACCTACAGTATCAGCATTGTGTTGATGGATATCACCTTTTAAAACATGATCATTAACTTGTTTATTATTTAAGTAATGACATAATGCTCTAATTTGATTTCCAGAACTATCACATCCAACCATAACTTTACCCTGATCACTTATAAATAATTCACGCATCTCTGATCCAAAAAATGAATCTGAATTAGGAACGTTAACTATTTTAGAATGTCTTTGTCTAAAAGTTGGTGTTCCAATATTAAAAGCTTCAACATAAACTCTATTATCATTTAACTCAGCTAACTCAATCCATCCTTTTAAAACTGAATGTCTAGATCTTAATTGATAATACTTTAAAACCTTTTGCCCAATATCACCCTTGATTGTATGAAGAGTATCTTCTGTAATCTTAGGTTCACCTTTTGGTGTATATTGAGTTGGTTCCCAACCGTTATCTAATAACATTCCACGAACTTGATCCATGTTACCTAAATCCGCTTCAACCATATTAAATCTTTGAAACGTTTTATTAGGTTTCCATTTATCAGTATCAGTTTGTTTTATTTCAGTACCTAAAAATTCAGATAACATTCTAGCACTTACTGCAGAAAATCTACCATCTTGTAAGTACTTAGGTTTCTTAGGTTCCTTATCAATTAAAACTTTTCTAGGTTTTAATGTAGGATTAATTTCATCTTCAATAACTTTCATTTCTTTAGTTAAATATTCGTAATGGCTTTTGGCTTTGGGTGTATCAAATCTCCATTTACCAGTAACTTGTCTTGCACATAACTCAGCAATAGCATGCTCAGTTCTTAATGCTTGTTGAAAGCTAGGTCTGTTTTTAATTAAAGCTTGTGCTTCATTAATCACATACTTATAAACTTTTGAAGTTAAGTTAATATCTTGTATCCCATAAACTTTCATTTCTTCAGAGTAATGATCAAAAGCAGGTGAATCACCTTTAGCATCTTTTAATATTTTACCAAAATTTGCTAATGAATGTTTACCTTCTCTACGAAAATTATTCATTTGAGAAATAATCATAGTGTCTACAAGTTTAACATTATCTTTAGGTTTCCAATTTAATATTTTAATCATAACTGGTAAATCATAAGCTATTAAATTATGTCCTATAATAGAATCAAACTTATCCAAGTAAATTGTTAAATCTTTTAATGGTTCAGATTTTTCATCATGATCACTAAAGGTCTTAACTTCATTTGTAACTGGATCTTTAGTTATCGCTAACCAAATCGTATCTACAGTTTCTAGTAAACCATTAGTCTCTAAATCTAGAAAAATCTTTTTACTCATTATACTATCCTATCTTTTAAAAAATTATAAAACTTTGCTTGCAAAGCTTCTTTAGTGCCATCGTTATTAAATGCATAACTAAAAGCATGACCATCTAATGCATGTTCAGATTCATGAGCATCACCATTAAAACCAGGTCTCTTAACGCAAACAACAAACCCATGTTTATTAATCATTTCAACTTCATTAGGGAATCTTACATCAGTGATCACTACATGTTCTTTACAAACTTTATATTGATTTTCTAATATTCTAACCCAAATATCTTTATGTAAATTTTCTCTAAAAGCCATTCCAACTTTTTGTAATATTTCTCTTGAAGATAAATTAAACCAATCAGGTAAAGGCAGTTCTCTAAACTCTCTCTCACCATCAGTGCCTGATAAAATTGCTTTATCTATTCCAAAAGTATTGTGTGCTAAATCTTTTATTGGTTGAGCAAAACTCATTTTTCTCCAACCAAATGTTGTAGTTAATATTTCACCAAGTGAATCTTTACCTGATCCCTTGTAACCTGCG